TCTTAAAGGTTTGTAAGAACTTAGCGATGTTGCGTGTGACATGCACGTCCTCGAAAGGCACTTGCAGGTCTGACAGTATTACGATTCGCTTAATCGTCATCCTCATCTTCGTAGGGGATATTATCTATGCGGTTAGGCAGGCTAGGCAGAATCCAGTCAGGGTAAGCATCACGTTCCATAATGATGCCTAGAGCAATATCAACGCCAAAGCCAGCTCTGCGCAGGGCGCGGTACATCTCATGCAACCCGATAGCCCACGCGTCTAGCGCGTTGTAAGTGTCTAGGTCTATGACCTTCTTCTTAGCCATGGCTTTATTATCGGTCTAGAAGTATGTTGTAAATCTCATCGACACGCGAATTAAGTCTCTTAATTTCAGAGAGTAAATGGGTAATGACGTACCCAGCCAAGCCACCCAAGATGCCTAGGCTTGCGAAGTAAAGGGTGAAGAAGTCGCTCTGTGTCATCGCTTAGGAGTTGCGTATCCGAATACGCCCGCTAGGACAGCCCAAAGGACAGAGCGATAATCAAGTGCAAAGTTAGATGCACCCCACGCTGCTAGGAAAGCACCTGCTGTCAGGATTGCTGGATTCTTCATGTTCATACGCTGCCGCCTATCATTGGGATATTAAAGAACGAATCATCTGAATCGCCCTTCTTAGTGAAAGAAATATGGCAATGCTTGTCATGCGGATTAACTCCACGATACTCGCGCCAACGCCACCCCATACGAGAGGAAGCAATGCGCCCTGCGAAGATGATGTAAGAGATTCTCTTATCGCCACGTTTCGCTGCAAGTCGTATCTGATCTGCAAGGTCAGGCATGAGGTCTGGCTTTGCCTTGCCAGATAAATCCCTGTCAATGTCAATGGCTCGGACGATGCCCGCTGAATCAGGATTGTGGTCAGAAGGACGTGCCGAATGACGTACATCGCCAATCCAGCCGTCCGAGGTTCTATCGCGGTCTGGGTAACTATCATCGACTTGCAACCTAAGCTGTTGTCCTGCTTTGCACAAGATCGGCTTCACAAGCTGCACACTCCCATCGCTTCAAGTCATTAAGAAACAATTCGTCATGCCCGCATTGAGGCATTGGTGCGATAAAGGCATCATCTATCGGATCGTAAGTAAAGCCAATACCTGCATAGTTATAGCGGATATTGGCATTGTAGGAAGTACGGACGCAACGCTGTCCTCTGAACTCGCCATACCAATCTTCTGGGCTTTTGCCCTCGATTAGTTCTGTCTCGTCAATACCGACAATGACTTCTGTGACAATGTTGGAATCATCTAAAAATGCGTAATGTGCCATTATGCCCAGCTCACATTTCCTGTACCAGCGGTAATTGAAGTGACCTTGAATGAACCATCAGTTGCAGTTGAACCAGTTAAACCTGCACCGATTGTAATTGTGCGAGTGTTTGGGTAACGAAATATGACAATACCTGAACCACCTGAAAAACCACCAGGGGAACCGTTATATCCATTACCAGCTCCGCCGCCGCCGCCTGTGTTTGCAGTTCCAGCAGTTCCAACTGTGTTAGATGAACTGCCTATTCCACCACCGCCAGTTCCACCATCTGTGCGTGTTGTGCTGTTACCTGATGTACCACCACCACCACCTGCGCGTGTAACGGATGTGCCTGTAATGGAACTCGCTCGACCATTGCCGCCTTTTCCAATGTTTCCAGCGGTTGCAGTTCCATTTGTACCAACTGCTCCAGCGCCACCACCGCCACCGCCTGAACCACCGCTGGCTGTTGCAGAAGAACTACCACCATTGAATCCATAACCAACCAAAGGACTTATTGTGGATTGATTTGCTGTTCCACCATTGTTTGGTCCGTTGTAAGGAGAAGCACCGCCGCCCGCGCCGCCTGCCTTACCTAAGCGGTCAGATGCAGTACCCGAAGCACCACCACCTCCACCGCCACCATTTGCTGTAAAAGTAGAAAACACAGAATTGTTGCCATTAGTTCCTGGTCTAGTTCCAACAGAACCACCTGCGCCACCACCGCCAACTGTGACTGTGTAGTTAGTGCTTAAAGCTAATGTCGAGACTGTTCCCTCTAAATAACCACCAGCACCGCCGCCGCCTGATTCATCATAACCGCCACCACCACCTGCGCCGACAACTAATGTATCGACCAAGATTACTGGCGTGAATGGTGTGTTGTGAAGTGCTGCTATTTGGTTAAGCATTAACCAACAGCTCCTACCACGTACCAAGTGTCTGTTGCTGTCTTGATGCATACGGCTGACTTGTACTGTGCAAGAGTAGGGCTGGCTGCTACCGCACCAGCAGAAAGGATTGTAGTTGTGCCTGATGTAACTGCGCTGATGGTGCAAGCACCTGCGCCGATGTTAAGGACTGTAATTGCTGTGCCTACAGGGAAGGCTACAGAGGCATTGGTTGGAAGCTTGAAGGCGATGGCAGTTGCCTTATTCATAAGCTGCAAAGCCTGATATTGATCTGCTAGGACTGCTGTGTAGTCCGCAGTCTGGGCTGCGCCTATAGTGAAGGTTGGAAGGCTGTTATAGGTAGCCGCAGTTAATACGTCTCCTGTTGTGACTGGAAAGGTTGCCATTATGCTCCTAATAACTCAAGATAGATGTGCCTATTGTACCAAATCCGAACGTGTTACCGATGATAAAGCCATCTGCGATAGGTTCGAGAGTCGTTACTGTTGCTGTCATGCGGTTTGGGGTGATGTCCCACTTTAGCCCCTGAACTTGCAGAACCTTCACAATAGTCGAGCCGTCAGGCTGGACGTTGGTTATCTCTACATTGTCAAAGTACTCAAGTTGAATCATGGTATCTGTGGGTACTGCTGCATCCAACAAATCGACCACCATAGAGTCGATTCTGATAGAAGTTTCTTTGCGGGTTACGACATACTCACGTGCCACGTTGAGGACAATATCGTCTGTTTGAGCTACTAAATCAGGACGATTAAGGCTGTGTGGGAAATACTTGGAAATTGAGGTGTTATCGAATACTTCCTGCGTCACGCCGCCGCCATAACGAGTGAAGGTCACATCGTTAATGATTAGCTTGTCATCGAAAGCGAACTGTAGGTTCTTATATGGGATACCTGTGGCCTGGTTAAACTGGGTAGGTGTTGTACCGATTGACTGGACTACCTCGGTGCGGTTCTTATAGATGGCAGTACCTTCCGCATCCATATAGAAAGCGCCCATGCCCTCAGAGAACTCTGCGTTCTTCATGGCTTCTAGGCTTGTGCGGGCTGTAGCAGGATCAGCAATACAAGTGCTAAGCCCTGTTGAGATTGTACGCATTGAAGAAGGAAACTCCACATAGTCCAGAATCTTGCCTATGCGTGTGCCTGTGTCCTGCCCTGCTGCTGTGTCTGGGATTGTCTGCACGTTAGCCATATTAAATAGCCGAAAGGCATCTGTGGCAGTTATATCGACATAACCAGTTTCTTGTCCTTGTGGGTAAGTGTATTTGTAATCCTGAATATACCCGCTGAAGAGCCATGAGCTTGTGGTGGCAGTTGTAGCAGATACACGAATCTTGCGAAGTGGTGCGAGCTTGCCAAAATAAGGTGAGGCTGTGTTCTGTGGGTTGAAATATGAGTCAGGGTCTAATACTCGGATTGTAGCGTTGCCAGCCTCGTAGGTATCGCGCATAATGTTGCGCCCTCTGTTGATGGCTATCTGATAAACGTTTGGAGTTAAATCGACTGCTGGAACACCAGTCTCGTCTGAACCAAAGCGACTGACTCCAATAACTCCGTATGTTGGATCACCAAAAACAAAACCTAACCCAAAGGTTGCTCCGCTTGAGAAGTCGAAGGATACGTTGATGGTTGCTGGAAGTGACATTACCAGCCGCCGATTCTGCGTTCTACGTTAGCGGATGAACCCGATAGTGCAGCTACGTTAAGCCCGCCACGAATCTCGTCAATAAGGCTCTGGGATGTAGTAACTGAACCAGCCACATTGACCACAACTGTCGAGCCAGCCTGACCGAATGGAGTACCAATAAAGCCAGAACCATTACCGCCCGCTTGTCCAAATGGTGTACCTAGGGCTGCTGCTACTGATGAACCAGCCTGACCAAATGGAGTACCGATATATGAAGGCACGTTGGTAGATGGCATATTAGCGGCGGCTTGTGCCGCTGTACCCATAGGTGCTGCAACTGTAAGGCTTGCAACCTGACGAGCCTTGCTTGCCAGCATGTCGAGATAGGCTTCCCATGAAGCAAAAGGATTCTTAGCATCTGGAAGGCTTGCAAGGTAAGCGGCTAACTTCTCGCCTAGCCCTTGTGCTGTGGCTATCTGGTAGGTGAGTCTCTTGGCTTCCGCTTCGTTGCCTGTAAGCAACGCAAACTGCAACTCTAAACGCTTACGATCTTCTTCTGATACCTGACCCTTAAGGGCAGCGATAATCTGAATCTGCTCCATATCAAAGATAGTGCCAGCCTTCTTAAGTGCGGCTTGCTTCTTCTGCTCGGCTGTGAGTGCCTTCTGGCTTGCTACCTGCTTCTTAGTCAGAGCTGCAACTTCTTTGGCTCGCTTAGCAGCTTCGGCTTCTGCCTTGCGCTGTTGAGCCATGCGGCGGGCTGTGCCTGCTGGAGATGCAGAACGACCAGAAGTAAGCTGTGTAGTGCCTTCCAAGGCTCTTACGAGTGAACCATCTGCGCCTGTAAGTCCACCGAAAGAAGTAAGGAAGTCTAAACCTTTGTAGAGCTGGCGTAAGCCATTGACTGCTTGGGCTGTAGCCATTGTGATGGCGTTGATACCCTTGGCAATATTGTCAATAGTCTTGGCTGCATCGCTGGCTTGTGATCCACCACCAAGGACTGCAAAGGCGTTAATCAAGCCTTCACCAATTGACTCCTTTGCTCGCTCTGATGAGACGCGAAGAGTGTCTAACTTAAATGATGTAGTGGTCAGGTAATCCTGCGCTGCGCCAGCAGACTTAGCCAGCATGATGCCAAGGATGTCGTTGAATGACCTCGTTGTGAGTTCTGCGCGGGTAAGTCCTGTGTTGTACTTGATAAGCCCGCGAGTAATCCCGACATAGCCCTTGCCTAGGTCTGTGGTGACTGTGGCTAAATCTATGCCTGTGGCTCGGCTAATCTGGATAGCATTGTTAAGCAGCTCTTGAGACTTGGTAAGTGATCCTGTAATGTTGAGTAAAGACTGAAAGGCTGGGCGTAGCACGTCATCTGATATTGCCGCGCTTTGTTCTAGGCCAGCAATAAAGGAAGCAACCTGCACCTTGCTAAAGGAGAGCCCAAGGTTATCGACTGCGCTGGATAGTCTGCGGGCTGCTGCCTCATCCTCTGCAAAGGCTTTAACTGCTGCCTTGCCATAAGCTGCCATAGCTGATGCGCCGAGGGTGATACCTAGAGTCTTGCCAAGTTGCTTAACTGTCTTATCAAGACGCATGGCGGCATTGTCAGCATCCTTAAACGCCTTCTTGCCTACGAACTCCGCCGCTATATCGACTCTTAAGTCTGCCATTACTTCTTCACCTTTGCATTGAA